AATTAAACTATGAATGTGATTGGTCTTGGTAATGTTGGATCAAAAATAGCAAAGTGTTTTGAGAAATATCCTCAATACACTGTCGGAACCATCGCAAACCAAGACCACGGAGACACCGTAGTAGTAAAAGAACAAAATCATCCAGAAAAATATGAATCTTTAACCCCGAACTTAAAGAAAATTGTAGATAATCTGGAAGACGAAGTATTATTTATTGTTTGCGGTGCTTCTTTTACATCAGCATTGTCTTTGGTTGTTTTAGAACAATTAAAAGACAAACAAATAGACATTCTTTACATAAAAACAGACACAGATATGTTGAGTCAAACAAAACAACTACACGAAAAAGTTGTTTACAATGTTTTACAGCAAAAAGCGCGATCAGGAGCATTTAGAAATCTTTACATTGTCTCAAATCAAAAAGTAGAAGAAATACTTGGTAATCTTCCTATTATTGGTTTCTGGGATAAGATAAATGAATACATTGCTTCTGCTTTCCATATGGTAAATGTTTATACAAGAATAGACCCAGTAATGGGAGGGTTAGAACAAAACCCCGATACTTGTAGAATTTCTACCATTGGTGTCAAGGACCCGTCAAGAGGCGACGAGCAAGACCTCTTCACGCTTGACGCTCCAAGGGCGACCCGTTATATGTATGCTGTGAACGGGGAGCGGTTGAAATCCTCGTCCGACTCACTTAAAAAAATCAAATCAGAACTAAAAACTAAAATAACCGAAGAACATTCGGTATCTTATGGGATTTACCCAACCACATATGAAGTGGATTATTGTTGGTTTATTAAATCAACTTCTATTATTCAAAACTAAGCGGTGTAGAGAAGTGCTACACTGACTATAGAGTCGTACTCACCATTACATTAAGGAGAATAAAATGGCAATTGATCTATCAAAAATGAAAGCAAAACTTGATTCACTACGGAACAAGGGCGACAACGGCGGTGGCGATAAGCAATCTGTCCTATGGAAGATTACTGACGGCGACCACGATGTTCGTATTGTAAGTCCAGCAGACGGCGACCCATTCCGCGACCTACATTTCCATTACATGGAAGTTAATGGAAAGAATGTTTCTATTCTTTGTCCAAAGCGCAACTTTGGCGACGAATGCCCGATTTGTGAGTTTGCTTCCTCGCTATGGAAGGAATCCTCCGGTTCAGGAGATCAAGAAGGAATGAAAATGGCTAAGTCTCTGTTCGTCAAGCAACGCTTCTTCTCACCAGTTTTGGTTCGTGGCGAAGAAGATAAGGGCGTCCGCATTTGGGGTTATGGCAAATCAACTTACGAGACACTATTGGGTCTTGTGTTGAACCCTGACTATGGCGACATTACCGATATTGACGAGGGAACTGACCTCACACTAACTTACGGTAAGATTTCCGGCGCTTCATACGCTCAAACAAAGATCCAACCACGCCGTAAGACTTCTCCCCTATGTAATGATAAGGTGGGTGGTAAAGAGCGTTGTGGCGAATTGTTGAAGAATATCCCGTCTGTTGATACTATTTATCCTCGCAGATCAACCGCCGATGTTCAAAAGGCATTGGACGAGTTCCTTGCTGACGAAACCTCTGCTGGTGAAGATGTTGTAAAATACAACAAGACCAACACAAGCAGAATTGATCAAGCATACGAAGAACTCATGGGCGACTGAATTGACAAAGTGGGGGCAATCAGTTAGGTTGTCCCCACAACAAAAGGAGTATTGATATGTTAGAAAGCGTTAAACAAGTTGTCGCAGAAGTTGTAGCAAGCGCGACAGAAGTTGCCAAACAAGCAACCACAAAGAAAGCATTTTGGATTGGCGTTGCCGTCGTCCTCGCAGTTGTGTTTTTAGGAACTTGCGCTGTCCCAGCAGAAGCAAATGAAAACACATTTGACACCGATGTTCATAAACTAAACTACACAAATACAATTGAAACAATTAATGGAGAAGAACATGGGTGCGCTTGCGATCACTGCGACTGTGATTCTGTTCGGAATCAGAGCATTTATTGATTAATAGGAGGATAGGTGTCTAAGGCAAAAACAACTCAAAAAGCAGGACGCCTTTCCATTTCCGAAATGCGTGATCTTGTCAATAAAAAGGCAGGAATGAATGTCGCGCATGATTTACAAGATAGTAATCCAACCGAAGTGACCGACTGGATCCCAACAGGTTCGCGTTGGTTGGATTCTATTATTTGTAGCGGTAAAATGGCGGGGATCCCCGTAGGAAAGATTGTAGAGATTGCTGGCCTTGAAGGGACAGGCAAATCTTACATGGCGGCGCAAATCGCCTCCAACGCCCAAAAGAAGGGCATAGATGTAATCTACTTTGATTCAGAATCAGCAGTAGATCCAGAGTTTTTAAGTTCAACCGGTTGTAATCTTGAAAACTTACTTTACATTCAAGGAACAACAACCGAGTTTGTTTTGGAAACAATAGAACAACTATTAGCGTCTAATACAAACAGAATGCTTTTTATCTGGGATTCTTTGGCAAATACGCCATGTGAATCAGATTTGGAATCTAGTTTCAATCCTCAGTCTTCAATGGCGATGAAACCTCGTATTCTATCAAAAGCATTTTCAAAACTAACAATTCCAATTGCGAATTCACATTCAACTTTGCTTCTTCTAAATCAGTTGAAGACAAACATTACTTCAAATGTCGCAGAAGCATTGGTAGAACCTTATTTCACACCAGGCGGAAAAGCGCCTGCTTACGCTTACTCGCTAAGAATTTGGCTGACTGGTCGTAAAAGCAAAGCGTCTTTCTTGTTGGACGAAAGAGGGTTCCAAATTGGATCAGAAGTTAAAGCAAAAATCAAGAAATCCCGCTTTGGGTCATTGAATCGCGAATGTACTTTCAAGATTCTATGGGCGGGTGGTGAAGTAAATATTCAAGACGAAGAAAGTTGGTTTGAAGCAATTAAATCGTCAGAACATTTAGAGCAAGCGGGCGCTTGGTACAAATTAAAGTATCAAGACGGAACAGAAGAAAAGTTCCAATCTGCTCAATGGGCAGATAAAATCAAAGAACCCAAGTTTAGAGAAAGAGTTTTGGCGCTTATGGACGAAGAAATTATCCATAAGTTTGAAAGCAAAACAGGATCAGCAGAGTCCTTCTACAATATTGACGAAGACGACGAATGATCCCTTGACGACCGCTTGACTTGACGGGACGCCCCCGCCCTGCTACATGGTAGGTGTTGGAGGCGTCCCGTGACCTTTTCGGGCAAGAATCGTAGATTTATGAATATCGCAAAGAAGATTGCGCAAGAATCAGGGGGTCCTGATTACAAGCATGGCGCAGTCTTGGTGAGAGGAGGGCAAGTGGTTAATTATTCCCACAATTGCCTTCGCCCTGTTAATTGGGCAAATCGTTTCCGTAATCACCAATGCGGACACGCAACGCAACATGCTGAACTTGGCGCGGTCCTTGGAATCTCTCGTAAGAAGACAACTGGATCCACTATCTATGTCGCCAGGATCGGTAGTGATGGACTTTTCCGTATGTCTAAACCTTGTCCTATGTGTCTTCTTGTTATGGAACATGTTGGGATTAAGAAGGTTGTTTATACCGTTGATGACCAGCATGTCGCAGAAATAAGATTGACGCAAGGTATTGACGAAGAACATTTTAATTATATGCCTGCTTTGCGGTCTGCTAAAAGAAGGAACAAAAAGAATGAATAAGCGCGTTATGATTGTGGATGCTTTGAATATGTTTATCAGAGCATACATAGTGAATCCCTCTGTATCTACCAACGGCAATCCTATTGGAGCAGTTGTTGGATTTTTGGGTATGATTAAAAAGCAAGTAAATGAAATTAGACCAGATCAAGTCGTTATTTGCTGGGACGGCAAAGGCGGCTCTAATCGTCGCCGTGAAGTTGTAAAAGAATACAAGGAAGGTCGCAAACCCTTAAAGAAGAACTATGAAGTTGAGGGTATGACCGAACAAACTGAAAAAGAAAACAAGATTTGGCAACAACAAATTCTAATGGAAATTATTAATAATATGCCGTTTATTCAACTTATGGTTGATAATGTTGAAGCGGACGATGTAATTGCTTATGTTGCCAAGTCTCAGATTTACAAGGATTACCAAAAGGTTATTATTTCTTCTGATAAAGATTTTATCCAACTTTTGGATAGTAAGACAATTTTGTTTAGGCCAGTTCAAGACAAGATCCACAATGTTAAGAATGTGTTAGAAGAGTTTAAGATTCATCCAACCAATTTTGCTTTGGCAAGGTCAATTGCTGGCGATGCTTCGGACAACCTTGACGGGGTGCCCGGTGCTGGGTTAAAGACCATTGCTAAGAGGTTGGACTTTCTATCCGAAGATAAGTCACATACATTAGAAAGTGTTATTGATTATTGCGATAACCAAGAAACAAAAGTAAAGTTTTACCAAGAAGTAGTTTCTCATAGACAGGTTGTAGAAACAAATTACAAACTTATGAATCTTGTTCCACCAATGATTTCACCACAAGGAACTTCCAAGATTCTTTATGCTTTGGAAAACTTTGAATTTGAATTGAACGCTACAAAGTTAAAGACAATCGCAATTCAAAATGGTTTTGCTTCTTTTGATTGGGTAGATCTACTTACGCAATCAAGATCAATAATCCACTCAAACAAGAAGGAATAAATGAATATGAGTAATCCAAGTTTTTCCACTTATGGAAAAGCGTTTCAAGAAGATCTATGCCACCTTATTTTGGAGGACAGACCTTTCGCAGATCAAATGTTTGAGGTTTTGGACGAAGATTATTTGGAACTTAAATATCTCAGAGTATTTATCCAGAAGATTAGAGAATACAGGGATAAGTACAAACTACACCCAAACCATTCAGCAATGGTTACAATGATTAAGTCCGGTCTTGGTGAGCAAAACGAAGCAATCAAGACACAGGTAGTAGATTATGCAGCAAGAATCTTGTCTAAGCAAGAAGTAGATAACTCAGCATTTATTAAAGACACCGCATTAGATTTTTGTAGAAAGCAGAAACTTAAAGAAGCAATGGTAAAGTCAGTTGCTCTTATTAACAATTCTTCTTTTGACGAAATCAGCAAACTAATTAATGACGCCATTAAACTTGGTTCATACAACGAATATGGATATGATTATGTTAAAGATTTTGAAAAGCGTTTTGAACGCAAATCACGCAACCCAATTACTACTGGTTGGACTGAAATTGATTCTATTTGCGGGAATGGCCTTGGTTCCGGCGAACTTGGCGTTGTAATCGCGCCAACTGGCGCTGGTAAGTCAATGGTTCTTGTACATTTGGGATCCCAAGCGTTGAAAGCGGGACTGAATGTTGTTCATTACACATTGGAGTTGTCTGATACGGTTATTGCTCAAAGGTATGATTCTTGTCTTACAAAGGTTCCTCTTTCGGATCTTTTCCAATACAAAGACTTGATTCAAGAGACTGTCCGTGATATGAAGGGAACACTGATTATCAAGGAATACCCAACGAAATCTGCTTCTGCTAATACCCTATTAAACCACCTTGAAAAACTGCGAGCAGCAGAAATTAAAGTTGATATGGTTATTGTTGATTACGGAGATTTGCTAAAACCAATTTCTTCTAATCATAGAGAAAAGAGAAACGAGTTGGAATCTATTTATGAAGAGTTGCGTTCAATCGCTCAACAATTCAAGTGTCCTGTTTGGACTGCTTCTCAAACAAATCGGTCAGGTCTCAATGCAGAAGTCATTACAATGGAATCTATCTCGGAAGCATTCTCTAAATGCTTTGTCGCTGACTTCATATTTTCTGTTTCAAGGACCATAGAGGACAAACAAACTGATTCCGGCAGAATCTTTATCGCAAAGAATAGATTTGGACCGGACGGCGTAGTATTCCCAATTACAATGAGAACAAAAGATATTCACATTGATGTAAAACCGCAAGGATCACAAGACGCAGTAGCAGAACTATTGAACTCAAAAGACCAAGCGGCAAAACTGAAAGAAAAATACAAGAAATTTAGAAAAGATAAAAAGGATAAAGAAAATGAATCTAGCAACTAGAATTTTGTCGGACATTACAGTCCATATGAAATACGCAAGGTATCTACCAGAAGAATACCGCCGTGAATCTTATGAGGAAATCACGGAACGCAATCTTGAAATGCATATCAAGAAGTATCCTCACCTTGAATCAGAGATAAGGGAAGCATACAAGTATGTTTTCAGTCGTCAAGTATTGCCTTCAATGCGTTCAATGCAGTTTGGTGGCAAGCCAATTGAGATTGCCCCAAACCGAATCTTCAACTGCGCATTTATGCCTATTGATGATCTACGTTCTTTCTCGGAAGCAATGTTCTTGCTTCTTGGCGGAACTGGCGTAGGGTTCTCTGTTCAGAAGCATCACGTTGAGAAACTACCAGAGATTCGTTTGCCTTCCGGTCGCGAAAAGCGATTCCTTGTTGGTGACTCAATTGAAGGTTGGGCCGACGCTGTTCGCGTGCTTCTACAATCTTACTTCAAAGGAACAAGTCGTATTCGCTTTGACTTCTCGGACATTCGCCCCAAGGGTGCCCGTTTGGTTACATCGGGCGGTAAAGCACCGGGACCACAACCTCTCGTTGAGTGTTTGGTGAAGATTGACGGAATGTTGAACGCAAAGAAGGACGGAGATAAACTAACTCCTATTGAATGCCACGACATTATGTGTCACATCGCAGATGCCGTGCTTGCTGGTGGTATTCGCCGCGCTGCTTTGATTTCGCTATTCTCTGCTGACGACGACGAAATGATTGCTTGTAAGGCAGGAAACTGGTGGGAAACAAACCCACAACGCGGTCGTGCTAACAACTCTGCCGTTCTTCTTCGCCACAAGGTTGAGAAAGAATACTTTATGGATCTTTGGACCCGCATTCGTGAAAGTGGTTCAGGAGAACCCGGTATTTACCTAAACAACGATAAAGATTGGGGAACAAACCCTTGCTGCGTTGACGGAGACACCCTCATTACAACAAACGTTGGTCAAATGACTATGCGTGAGTTGGTTGAAAGGGTTGAGAGTGGCGAATCGATCAGCGTGCTTTCTTACGATGAAGCAACTTGTAGTCTTGAACTACAACCAGTAGAAGAAGCAGCCATGACGAGAGAAGACGCTGATGTTATCAGGATCGAAACAGAAAGCGGCCAAGTCCTCATTCTAACTCCCGACCATAGAGTATTCACAGAGAATAGGGGATATGTTGAAGCAGCACACTTGACAGAAGAAGATATACTACTTTCTATTGAATGAGTATCTTTGCGGGCTCCAATAAACTATTTATAATGTAGGGGTTGGAGCCCGCAAACATGAAAATAGAAGAAGCGATAAGAACAATATATCTCAACCACGAAAAAGGAAAAGTCGTACTTATACCAGAAGACTTCGCAGAAGAGTACAAAATATACGCTTCTAATAGAGTCGCTGAACTTGGCAATACCGCCCGCGCAAGCAACAAAAGAAGTTTTATTATCAACAATATTAGTAGGATATATCCAAGCGAATATTGTTTTGCTAAAAGTTTTATATCTTCTCTTTATAGTGAAGGGTATGGTTTGAAAACAATAGGCAAAAAGATA